CTGGATAATTCGGGAGCCGTTGATGCAATGGCGGAACACAAGGTAAAAAGCGTCGAAAGCAAAAATCTTAAACAGGAAAAGTAATGGCGGCAATAATTGTAGACTTTGAGACATTAAAGCAAGAGGCCATTGATGAAACGTATGAGCTGTTTAGCAATGAGCACCCTTCGTTAATATTGGATTTGACAGATGCAATAAGGCGTATTAATGAAGAAATTCTGTATCATAAATATCTCATTAAAGACATTGAAAAACAAATAAAGCTAGGGCTATCGGACGATGCTGTTATCGAAGCTAAGGAGAGGCGTATTAATTTAATGAATAATATAAATCTTATTCGCCATGATCCGGAAACTGGTTACCGCTTGAATTCAGTAAATTATGGGGGCGGAGTTGAACTCTCAAATGATTATTGCCGTGACTTATTTCTAGCTAATGTTAATGGTGAAATTATTAGTCGGTTGACTGTTAGTAAGACGATTGATGAATATGCCGCGAAAAAGCGAGACAAGATGGTTAAAGGATGGGCTCTATACTATGTTTATGCGATAGAAGCGAAAGAAATTGCTTTACCAGACAAAAAAAGATTCCAGGCAATATCGAAAGAAATGGGTAGTGGCGAGAATGCACTATACCAAAGCTATTTGAGTATGAATAATGAAATTGAGCGAAAAAAAGAGCTGATTAATGTAAAGACAGGAAAAAAAACAATACTATTTTGTATCGAAAAGCTGAAAGAGTCGCATCTTTTAAAATCTATGCAACTTGCTGAAAATGAATATCGTATGCTATTTCCTTCGTTTTGATTTGACATAAGGTATTAATACCGGGCATTTTCATACCTGTGGAAGCTGTATTTAATATTGTTGAATATTAAATAAAACTAACAGACAATGGAGAATCCCTTTCATAACATTGATATTCGATTGGGTAGCATCGAATCTACATTATTAAAAATTGTAAAAAAAGGAGATGACTCGGTACTAGAAAGTTCATCTATTTTAGATCAGTACATCGACCAAAAAAGAGTTTCTGAGATTTTGGATGTTTCAACCGTTACAATCTGGGACTGGGAAAAGAAAGGAATTCTGAAATCTTACCGGATTGGAAATTTAAAAAGATTTAAGCTCTCGGAGATTATGGAAGCACCAACACCAATCAAGAGAGGCCAAACCGTTGTTAAGCCATGAGCGCCTTAGACAATCTCCGTTTGTTAGCCTCAAATGTGGCTGCGAACAAAACCGTTAATGTTCCGGGATATGCTATCCCTAGACCCAAATATACGGATCTGACGTCGAACGGTTTAACAAAATGTATTATTGACAGCATAAGGATGAATGGCTATCAGGCTGAACGTATATCCGTGGAGGGTAGAACGATTGACACGCGTAAAACATACATCGATGTTAGTGGCCGTAGAAAGACAATAGGCAATGTCAAAAGGATTAAGGCTTCATCTCAGATTGGCAGCGCTGATATCTCAGCAACGATTAACGGAAAATCTGTCAAAATTGAAGTTAAAATTGGAAGGGATAGACAGTCTGACGAGCAAAAACTTTACCAGGAATCAGTTGAAAGGGCAGGTGGTATTTATCTCATTGCGAGAGATTTTCAGCAGTTTTATGATTGGTTTGAGAGCATAAAAAAAGGGTGACCCGCTGCAATCAGGACACCCAGTAATATTTGTATTTCCCACTGCAAATATACCATAAATGGTGCATTTCAGTATGTCTAAAAATAAATGAGCGAGGAGAGACAATCATATCATTTTTATCCTATTGCCCTCCATCAGGGAGCCATAGAAGGAAAGATTCGCGACACTATGATGGATGCGATTTATTATTCAATCTACAAAAAGTCTCTAACCGAAGAAGGGACTTCCGAGGTAGGGAAAGTGATAGCTGCTGCAAACCATTTGGATATAAAGATTCCTTCTGCTGAGGAGGTTGTGAGGCGAGGACGAATCATCCACTTCAGAGAACATATCGTAATGGTTAGCATGAGCGAAAAAATCATGTTTGATTATCTTCAAAATAAAAAGACCGAGTTTGAGCTTGCTTGTTTTTGTGCTTATGCTGCGATCAGAAGCGTTTTAGGCAAAAAACCGAGCATAAAGATGACCAATGAGTTCTTTGTAGCTAGGATGTTCGGATTTGCGTCAATTTCAGATATGCCGCAGCAATTCAAGACCAGGAATATTTATAAGAAGTACACTAAGCGTTACAATCTGGATCGGATTAAAAAAGAGCTTATCGATAACTGGGGAATGAAGTATTACGCACGTCACACAAGAGGTTTTTTTGTTTCCTACAATCTATCCATGGAGAGCCTGGTTGAACGTGCAGAAAGAGAACGAAAGGTGCATAAGCAGAAAGTCAAAAAAGCAGGAGATGCGGCGATCTTGGCAAAGGTATTGGCAAAACTTGAAGCAGAAAACCATTCAAAAACAACAGCATAAATGCGCCACAATAGTGAGCATAAAGTAGGCATATAATGAGCACATTAACAGCACCTATATAAGCAGCGATTAAACTATTTTACAGCAAGTGAGCAGCACAACAACATCGAGTTCAGCAGTAATACAGCACCTATATTAAGATACTATATTAAGGTATTTATTAAGGTCTTTTATTAAGATACTTTATTATATATGCGACTTTTTCAAAAAGAAAAAGATCGCTCTCATTTTAAAATAGATTTTTAAAGTGGTAAAGAAGGAAACAAACCAGCGCGCATCTTCGGCTTGCGTCTCCTGCGGAGCACGCTAAAAAAAAGCTTCGAGGGAAAGGAAGGAAAAAATGGACTTGGTTACCCATTTAAACATTCCGGGAACTTGGTACTGGAAATAAAAAACCGAGATACGTCAAGTCACCATGAGTAAATAAAATTAGGACAAACTAAATGGCCATGAAAACAAATATCACCTTACTGAGCCAAAGCCGTGAATTATTTGGCGTAAAAATCAGGCAGGAAACACAGAATAGCTTCTTAAACGTCTCTGACTTACAGAACGCTTATAATATAGCAAGAGTGAAATTCGGATGGAGTGAAAAACGAATAGATCACATTCTTCCACAGACCGAAAACAGGGAAAGGGTTTACTTTATCCTCAAAGAAACAGAATCCATAAATGTAGACTTTCATACGTTTATGGAGGCTTGTGAAACGAAAGGTTTTTACAAATACCTTAAAGAATTGCGGGTTTATAAAACATCGGGAAGAGGTGCTAATAAGTCAACATCCTGCAATCCTTACATCTGGGGGCTTATTGCTATGGAGTTAAATCCTCAGATTTACGCCAAGATAGTGGTTTGGTTTACTGACAGGTTAATCTTAAATCGTATCGAAGCTGGGGAAATGTATAAAGATCTTACAAAGTCGGTTTCTAAGTTTCCAAATTCCGATTTTGGCAATTTGGCAAAGGCTTTAAACCATATCGTCTTTGGGCGCCATGCGAATTCAATTCGGAATACCGCAACGGAAGAGCAATTGAAAGAACTCCATCGAATGGAATCAAATCTCGCGTTTTCCATTGACGCCGGCTTCATTAAATCATTTCCTGAGTTGATGGAGCACATTAGAGGACTCTGGAGAAAAAAGTATTCCGCAAATCCGATGGTGTCGTGAAACGTGACATCATTGATTTACTAACCAATTTCATACCCTCCATTTGGACGACATGAAAAAATCTAATTCGAAACCAAATCGCTTTGTTTCATACCCGACAGTTCGTCGGTCAAGGAATACCAGATTTATAAAAGATCCATTTAACAAAAAAACAATGACCATTGATCTAAAAGTCTCCATTCAAAAGGATACACTTGAAAACAGAAATGAGCTACAGTTGATTTGCGATTCTATTTCAGCCTTTGCTGGCAGTCAAAGGAAAATTATAGAGGAGATGCGCCAAAGCTTGTATAATAATTGTCATTCAGAAATCCGGAATGAAATTGAAGAGAAGACCCATATCCTTGTTTCCGAGAGCATTGCACTGGACAATATTTCAGAAATGCTTGAGCGAACCATTAAAAATGCATCATGTCGCCATGACTTGACCGACATCACTTTTGCAATTGGTTGTACAGGGCCGGAGGACGGAGGGAAAAGCGAGCTTGAACTATTCAGCATGGCCCTGGAAGAGTATGCAGAATGTGAACGGGAGCGTGGGAGAAAGTTATTGAACGACATCAAAGAAAAAGACTTCTTTGCCACTGTACAAATCAGAAAAGATTTAAGTGTAATACTGGAAGAAAGGGAAGCAATAACAAAACTTTTCAAAAAAATGAGGTCAGCCGTCAAGCTTGAAAAAGAGATTGGACACCTGTCAATAACTGACTCAGGGATAGGCAACGTTGATGGAATTGAGTAAGTTTCTGAGCAGCATTTAACAGCATTTTTTTATAAATAAATAATCAAATCATGGGATACGTAATATTGAAATTATCAGACGAAAAAACGCCTAGTGGCGGACCGAGCGAAGTTGAAATCGTAATGGAAGGTTTACTCTGGCACCAAATGAAGGAAAGAGCTATTCAAGACCAAAAAGTTCTTGATGAATGGTCCGCAACATTGGCTAAAACATTAACTGTGGAAAATCTGATTGAACAGCTTGAACTTGGTCCAGTATTAAAACACCGTCCTGAATAATGGCCTTTAAGCACTCTATAACAAGAATTTTGCAGAGTTAGCAAAGTTTATGTTATTGGTGGTGTAAAAAAACTATTAGCCATGAAATATGTTGTTCCTGATGCCTCTAAAAAATGCGGTCGCCCGTTGCAGTATGATAGGGATTACCATATCAAAATTACCTTCCGATTAGCTTCATTAGGTTTAACTGAGACAGATATCGCATTTGTCCTTGATGTATCCAGGCAATGCCTCTTCACTTGGAAAGTACAATATGCTGAATTTGCCGAATCGATTCAACGCGGGAAAGCCCTAGCAGATGATAAAGTAACACGTAGCTTGTTTAAACGTGCCACCGGTTACGATAAGACCGAATTTCTATCAGAGGAAACGCTGAGTGGCAAATGTACAAATCTGGTGCAAACAGTAATGCACTACCCCGCGGATGTCAAGGCTATTGCTTTGTGGCTACGGAACAGAAAAGTGAAGCTTAAAAGTGAAATGGAAATGAGTTATGCCTGCGCCCAAGAATAATAAAAATGCAATAGGAAATAAAGGCGGCCGACCGGAACTATATAAGCCGGAGTATCATCCGAAGGCAGCGTACCGGCTGTGTTTATTAGGGGCGACAGATAAAGAAATGGCCGAAATTTTCTCAATCAATAAGGCCACTTTGAATAGGTGGAAAAAAGAGCATGTTGAGTTTTCCGACTCACTCACGCGCGGGAAAACATTGGCCGATTCTGAAATCGCAGTAAGCTTGTTTAAACGTGCTAAGGGGTACAAGCATCCTGAAACTAAATTCTTTGTAGTGAAGGTAGGAAAAGACCAAGAAGAGATTCAGGAGCGGGAAACGATAGCCAGATACCCCCCTGATACAAAGGCAATAGCGATATGGCTTAGCAATCGCCGGAATAACTGGCAAGAAAGGCCAATGGATAAATCAAAATTCCCAGGCGGCGACAATAAGCCCGCGGTTCCACAGTCTACTCCATTTACCATTATTGACCCTGCAACTAATAAAGTAGAACAACTTAACATCGGAGAAGCCGACGATTAAAATATGGAGTTGACAGCGAAGCAGTATGAGGCATCAAAAAAGCTTACAGACAAAGCAATAAGCTTCGTTCTTTACGGAGGTGCGATTCGTGGAGCAAAAACCGCTTGGCTGGCAATTGTGTTTGCTGAACTTGCAAAACTTTATCCTAATTCCAGGTGGGTTATAATGCGGGCCGACCGTCCCAAGATTACTAATAACCTACTGCCTGCTATTAATTACATGTACAATCAGGCTGGGATAAGCGACTTTATAGTCGCACGTAATAAAGCAGATTTAACATATACGTTTTCAAACGGCTCAATTGTTCAGCTCTTTCCGGAAGGATTCACGCAGGACAAAGACATGACACGTTTTCACGGATTGGAGGTAAATGGTTTCGGACTTGACGAATTATCTGAATTTCAGGAACAAACTTTGGATAAATGTTTCGAGCGTGCAGGATCCTGGTTAAATGCGCATCCGAATATCAACGGAAAGACCCCTCGTCCTTTGGTTTTGGCAACTTGTAACCCAACTAAGAATTGGGTCAAACAAAAAATATACGATAGGTTCGTGGATAAAACACTACCAGATACTTGGGCATATATTCAAGCTAAGGTCACGGACAATCCCTATGTCAAAAAATCTTATCTGTTTTCATTAAAGGAAAATATGACGCCCATTAACTATCAGCGATTCGTTGATGGCGATTGGGATTGGGTTGAATCCAACGGTCACGAATGGATCTACGAATTCAATTATAGCTCACATGTGCGGCCCGT